CTATTTGCCTTTACATAATCATATTTTACAGAATCAATAGCAAAGTTAGTGGGAGATCCACCATCAGTTCCCCACTCTGGAGTATGAAGAAGACCTCCATTGGCAAGAATACCAGTTACCTTATTACTTTGTTCAGATCTAGTCCCTGGATCTGGAACATCCTTACCACCACGATATATAAACGTTTGATCAAAATTCCTATCAATAAGAGGTCCGCCACCAGGTATTGACTCAGATTGCGCCCAAGTAGGTTTGGGGTGATTGTCAGATTGAATACGGAGTCTATCTGTATCAGTAGAAAATGTTCCTATAGTAGGTGAATTTGGATGAGATTGCCAAATTGTATTTACATTAAAAGATGCGATTACATTTGGGGTTTCTTGCTCAGGAAAGAATTGTAATCGTAGAGGATCATAACCCCTACCTCTTTCAAGAACTCGTACATGAGTTATTCTTCCTGATCCACTATCAATAATTGGATATAATAGTGACTCTTGATCAGGAGTACCACAACCTTGCACGGTAAGTCTAGGTGGATCTGCAGGATCATATCCCGATCCACCATTTAATACTTTTATCGCACGGACACCGAAAATCTCATCAAAGATTGGTTCGATGACAGCACCAGATCCAGGAACAGTTCTAGCCATTTATATCAGACGATAACGTTAATAGTGCCATTCATAAGTGCATGAATGGTGCATTGATAATATAAGGTATTTGGAGAGTCCATTGGAACTGTCCAATACAAGACATTTGTTCCACTACCACTTTGACCTGTAGTATAAGCAGTTCCAGAAAGTCCCTGCGACTGCTGAATTCTAAATGGATGGGATCCACCATTTGAACTATTGTCAAACGCATAAGTCATACCTCGCATTACATAGAGTGTCGGATCACTTGTAGCAGCAGAAAAACCTGGACCATTAATTGTAAAATGATTTGCTCCATCAGCACCAAGTTCCCACCAGGTCATTGGACTCCTAGTGACAACCCAATTAGTGCCGTTCCAATATAATGAATCTCCCTGAGTGATTCCTGTAACATCAGTATCGGTTAATGCAGATACTGTTGTAGTAAGAGTTCCACTAAAGTTTACAGTTACAGTATCACCAACAACTGCAGTAGTAATATTAGTACCACCAGCAATTGTTAATGTATCAGATACAGTGTTTGCACTAGTGCTACCAGAATCTGAAGAAATAGTTGCAAAAGTATTTGATTGTCCAGCACCAGCTACATCATCAGCAGGAACAAAATTAGTTCCATTCCACTTCAATACTTGGTCAGTTGTAGGAGCGGTTGTTGTGATGTCAACATCAGACAGAGTATCAATCCCCGAATACTCAGTAAGAAGTTTTACTCTACTATCACCAATACCACCAGAGGTGATATTCATATTTACATATGGATTATCATCACCATCAACGGTAAAAAAGTAACCAGGTGTAGATGCGGCACTAGGAGCATTACCTAATGCAGTATATTCATTTTTATATGAAATAGTCGAACCTACAGAAATATTTCCTGTAGCACCATCAAAAATTGTTGTCTGACTTCCAGTAGTAATTCTAACATCACCTGTTCCGTTTGGAACAATGGTGACATCTCCATCAGATGAGGAAATAATAGAATTACCCGAAACATCTAAGGCTGAGGTAAGTGCATTAAAATTTGAGGGAGCAAAACTACTCCCGTTGTATGACAGAACCTGACCCACTGCTGGATTTGATACTGAAATACCTAAAGTGGCTCCATTACCAATGGCGGTGTATAGTTCATCAAAATTATCATTAATTTTATCACCGCCACTCCTTAGAGTATCACCTGTATTGTCATTGGCAACAGTACCAATGTTTAGGGATTGTTTAGCCATTACTCGCTACAATTTTTAGTTATTTATGAGATTACTTCAGGGTCAATTACTTCAGCACCATATAAGGAAAGGTCTGGAGCAGTCCAATCATCAGGAACGGAAGTTTCAATATCTACAGATGGATTTGAATAACCAGATCCACTATTTAAAACAGTGACGCCAGCAACACCTACAAGAGCTTTAACTTGACCATCAAATCCAGAAATTGAATCAAGTCTTACAACAGGTCTAGATGTATATCCAGATCCACCAGCGGTGACGTTAACTTTCTCAATATATCCATTAGTTAAAATTGCAGCAGCATCAGCATTTTGACCAAATACAGATCCGAGATAATCGAATGTGATTAAGGAGTTGGAAGATTCAATAACAGCAACTTCACGATCACTTATCTCACCTTCAATATCAATAAAGTCTCCCACTTCAACTGGTGGTACAACAATATCAGCATCAACGTCTGCTTCAGAACCAACATAAGAGAATGCTACAAATGTAGATCCAAAACGAGGAATTTCTGAGAAGATGATTCTAGAACCAACAATTTCAAAACCAACACCAGGTTCCTGAAGAACGCCATTAATTGAAACAATAATATTATTTTCAGGTCTAATAACACTAGACTGAACACCATCCGTAAGCGTAAGGGAGTAGAAAATATCATCACGCTTGAGGTTAAAGGATTGACGTAACGAGTCAAATTCAAACGATATATCATCAAGTTGTCTCAATTTGCCAATATAGAATCCTGTGAAAGAAGATCCTATATCGGGTGGTTCGGTAAACTGAATCTTATCTGAGAATGCATTGTAGGAATTACCACTACCTGGAGGTTGAAGAACTCCATTGATAAAGATAAGCATATGTCCTGCAGGATCTGGAAGATATTGCGTACCATTACCAATAGTAAGATCGAATGTGGTTTGAGATCCATCAAATCCCTTAAAGAAACGTTTTACTCGTGCCTTAAGAATTGCCCTAGAAATAACCGCAGCACGATAATTATCAGAACTTCTAATGCCATCTCTACCAGTAAATGCTCCTGAGATATTAGTAAGATACAGTCTCTTGTTTAAACCAGATTCACGAACATCCTGAACTCTGGCAGAAGCAGCACCATCAACATTAGTAATATTACTAATAGTTGCAGATCCCTGTTGTACAACTCCACTCAGACCAAAATCACCAACTAATTGACCATTACCAAATGTTCCTTGAACTGGGACATAGTAAATATAATTATTATTGAGATCAACTTCAGTGATTACGCCATAAATTGCTGTGTTCTGAGCACTACCAGAGACTTGATACAATCTATGACCGACTGTGAATATATTGAGACTTGCAGCAACACTAACAGTTAAACGAGTGTAACCAATAGATGCAATCTGATCGCCCACCTCAATATCAAGACCACTATACTTAGAGACTTCCAAATATTCTCTAGAAGACTCTGGATATAGAACTGAATTGATTTCTAAAGAACCCGAAAGAGTCTCAGTATCAACTGTCAACTTACCACCAGTATTATTCGTTACTGCTGCTTGGTTGAGTGTGAATGAGACTGGATCTGCAGTTTCACCACTTGTATATCCCTTGAAAGGAATATCTGAGTTGAAAGACCCTGTGATATTAATAAGGTGTAAGCGATCTTCAATGGCACTAATTTGTGCCGTTGTAGTGTTTGTAGCACCTTCAATAGTGTCCAAGATTGCCCAGGTTCCACCAGTCACTGCAACATCAAGATACTTAAAGTTCGCGTCCGAAGAGAATCCGTAAACTACACCAGTAACAGAAGCATCTCCCTGTTTCTGAACAGTTTCATTCATGGTATAAGGACCATCTGTGATATCACCATCAATCCTAAATCTCTTATAAACTTTAGCGATTTCTGCTTCATTCTCAGTTACAGTTTGAATTTCTGCATACAAATCTTTATCACTAGAGTAGAAGAAATCAGATCCAATAATTCTGCCACTAATACCAACAGGAATGTCACGATCGCCATATGTTTTGACTGGGATAGTCAATCCATTACTTTCAGTAATAGTAGTATAGTAAGTACTAGATTTTAACTGCTCTCTGATGACATCAATACTAACTCTAATAAATGCATTAATTGTATCTGTATTATAATTTGAGGCAGCAGCAGCATCATAAAATTTATAGAATGATGCATTTGTGGAAGGACTTGGTAACAGATTGCTCAATGCAAGACCAAATTGATCTTGCATGAGATCGAGAGCAAATTTCTTAATATTGAATTCTGCATTAGCATAAAATTCTTGACCACTGACAGCAACATATGTTGCTAATGCTTGATTTGTAAGTTTAGCACCCCAGGCAAATACACCACCAGCACCACCAGAAGGAACAGCATAATTATCAACTTGTGTGGTATTCTGAAGAACATTAAGTTTGTTTTTGAGAGTAGTGAAACCAAAACCAAATTCAGCAGTAATATACACTCTAAACCAACCATCACCAAATGGGATTGCTCCATGATCAGAAACTGTTATGCCTGGTTGAACAAACAATGATCCTAATGTACCAGTATTCAGATCAACCTTGAATTTAGCATTGACAGTTCCTCCATCTAATAAAACTGAGAATTGAACATTATTATATTCATCTGCCTTAACAAACATAGATGACGTAAACGTCTGTGTAGCATTAGTAGCACCAGTGTCAAATGTTTCTGTATCATTATCAAATTTAGTAGATGAACTATCAAGAGTATCGAATGATGATAGAGAATAGATTCTCTGAATGTAGTGCTCACCAGTGGTTTCGGTTACAGCAACTTTATCTGAGGTATTTGTTAAATCTGGAGATGTCCCTGCGTTTGCAGTGACTGTGCTTAAAGATGCACTCCAGTTTTGGTCAAACTGCTCAGGTAGAGTCCAAAGATTAGTATTAGTTACTGAACCTTCAATCAAGGAAGAAATTGCAGTAGCACTTTCAATAGTCTTAATATTACTGATATTTTCATACCATTCATGTGCTGTAGTAACTCCACCACTAACAATAGTACCAGTAGCACCTTCAGATGAAAGATTGGCACCTGCAGAATAAAGTGTTCCAGTTACAGCACCAATGATTAGAACAGGTCCAGAAACATATAGAATTTCTGCAGTGTTTGAACCATCTGTGATAGTATTACCAGCAACAAAAGTTCCACTATAAGTTTCAAGAGTTACTGTATATGCCGTTCTAGCATCACCCGTATCTGTAGTGAATATATCATATTGGATAT